TTTATACCCGGAACTGGCTCGACCACAAAGCATTATGCTTGAATTGGAATTAATCGAAAACGATTCGGCCGAGCTTGTCTCGCTTCGGGCTGGTTCGGCTTACCGAGGTGTGGTAAAGCCGCGAATCCACACTAAAATCACCGATTACCCTTCAAAGGGCAAGGAATTTGCCGAATTTTGCACTAAATTTGGTATGAATTTGATGCCTTGGCAAGAGTGGTTAGGCGAGCAAGTGCTACGGGTTCGACCCGATGGCCGGTGGTTAACGCCAGTTCACACAGCCTTAATTGCAAGACAAAATGGCAAGTCGGAGTTTATGATATGGCAAATTCTCTATCGAATCTTCCAATTAAACGAGCCTTTAATTGTCCACACAGCTCACAAACTAACTACCTCGGCTGAAATCTTTTACAAAATCTATAACATCATTACCCAGCACCCGGAATTGGAAGTGCAATTAACAAAGAAGCTGGAAGCCCGAGGATTTCAAGAGCTTCAGTTCACAAATGGCCGAAGATATATCGTCCGAGCCAGCAATTCAGCCACTCGAGGAATTAGCCAGCCTTCGAGCATATTTTTAGACGAGGCTAGGGAGTATCACGATGAAGATGTGTGGAGTTCGTTGCGATATACGCAAATGGCCTCACCCAATCCACAAGCTTTTCTATTTTCCAATGCCGGAGATCAGCACTCAGTCGTATTAAACAAAATGCGAGAACGGGCACTTGCAACAATCCTTACCGATGATTTAAGTTTGGGCTGGTGGGAGTGGTCTGCACCGCCGGAGATTAAATTCGATGGCTCTGCGACATTTTGGGAAGGTGTTGCTCAAGCAAACCCCTCACTCGGACACACAATCCATCCGGACAATATCCGAGCGGTCTTAAATGATCCTGAAGATATTGTTCGGACGGAAGTGTTATGTCAATGGGTTTCAACAATCAATCCAGTTATCCACCCGTCTCAATGGCAAGCTTGCGCGGTCGAGGGTCTGCGACTTGATGCCAACGCAGATACTTGGTTAGCGATTGATTTATCCCCCGATAGAAGGCAAGCAGCGTTGGTTGCGAGTCAGCGAATCGACAAAGACCGATTCCAAGTTCAACTCCTCCAAACTTGGACAAATCCCGGCTATTTATCCGACAAGTTAATTGCCAACGATGTCGCCGATTGGTATCGCCGGTTCTCGGTGTTAAAAATCGCTTACTCGGCGCGAACTGCCAGCGCTGTTGCCGCAAGATTAGTTCCGGCTGGCTTGCCTTGTGAGGCAATCGATGGCCAGCCTTACGCGACAAGCTGCGATGAGTTCTTAAGCGCCATATCAAGCGGTCGATTAGCTCATTCGGATCAAGAGGAATTAACCAAACATTGCTTGTCAGCGGTAAGAGTTAATTTTGGCGATGGCGGCTGGGTTATGGGTCGCAAACTTTCGGCAGCGGTCATTACGGGAGCTGTGGCCGCTGCTATGGCATCTCATTACGCCACTCAATCAAATGAGGGTGTCGATATAGTCGTTGCGTAATGCCTATCCGTTACAATCTAAGCAATAATGGGCGCGATTAGAGATTTCTTCTTTCCAGCATCTAAGCCAACCCGGACTTCCGATGTTGAAGCGGCATTAACTCCAGTTCAAATCACCGATTCGGTTTACAACATCCTCGGCGGTGCAACAAATACAACCCGCTCGCTTGCAATGTCAGTTCCTTCGGTTGCTAGAGCTCGCAACATAATTTGCGGAACAATTGGCTCGCTACCTCTAACAACATTTAACCGAATCACCGGCGAATATGTAGATCCTCACCGAGTAATTAATCAACCAGACCCGAGAGTAGCTGGCTTTGTTATTTACAATTGGCTTGCCGAAGATATTTGGTTATATGGCGCTGGTTATGGACAAGTTTTAGAAATGTATTCGGCAACGGATGGCGGTCGCGTAAGAGCTTGGACTCGCGTTAGCCCTGATCGAGTAACAGTCGATACAGATTTTAAGAATACAACAATAACCGGATATAAAGTTGATGGAATGGCTGTGCCACAAACCGGAGTCGGTTCATTAATTCGATTCGATGGTGGCGATGAAGGATTTTTACACCGCGCCGGTAAGACTGTTAATGCAGCTGTTTATCTTGAGAACGCTGCTCTTACTTATGCCAAAGATCCAGTTCCAACCCTCGCTCTTAAATCGACCGGCACAAATCTTCCAGCCGAAAGAATTCAATCTTTGCTTAATGCTTGGCGCACAGCGCGTCAATCTCGAGGCACAGCGTTCCTAAATGCTGATGTCGATATTCAGACAATTGGTTTTGATCCTAAAGCTTTGCAATTAACCGAGGCGCGTCAATATGTAGCTCTCGAATTGGCTCGCGCTTGCGGTATTCCTGCATACTTCTTGAGCGCCGAAACGACATCAATGACCTATTCAAACGCCGTCTCAGAGCGGCGCTCATTAGTTGATTTCTCACTTCGCCCAATACTTAAAGCGATTGAGGAAAGGCTATCGTTGCCGGATTTCGTTCCAAATCCTGTAATGGTTCGTTTTGACCTTGACGATTTCCTACGCGGTAACGCTTTGGAGCGCGCTCAAGTTTATGAAATCCTAAACCGCATCGGCGCAATGAGCGTTGAGCAAATTCAACGAGAGGAAGATTTAATTCCTAATGAAAATTAATCTACCAATGGCAATAACCGCAGCCGATTCCAATAAGCGCACAATTACCGGGAAAATTGTTACTTGGAACGAGCAAGGGAACACTTCAGTCGGCCCAACAGTATTCGCATCTAACTCAATTGAGTTAAAGAATGTTAAATTGCTACTTGAGCACGACCGCACTCGTCCAATCGGTAAGGTAATGGAATTTACCGAGACAAATGATGGCATTGAGGCGACTTTCAAGATTGCTAACACTATGGCTGGCGAAGACGCGTTAGTTGAAGCAAGCGAAGGACTTCGCGATGGATTTTCGGTTGGCGCAATGATTAATGAGTGGACAAATGATAAAGGCGTAATGAAGATTACCAGCGCATCACTCGAAGAAGTTTCCTTAGTTACTGATCCAGCAATCGATAGCGCCCGGGTAAGCGAAGTCGCTGCATCCGAGAACGAAGCACCTAAAGATTCTGAGCCAGCAACCGCTGATTCAGAGAAACCAACCGAAGGAGAACAAGTGTCAGACACTACCGCTCCAGCTCCTACCGAAGAAGCGGTAGAAGCTGCCAAGGTTCAGTCCGTTGAGGCGGCTCGCCCAGCGTTCTATACCTCACCTCGCCTAGAGTTCACAAAGGCGAAGTATCTTGAAGCATCTATCCGCTCGAAAGTATTCGGCGATGATGTATCTCGTCAATATGTTCTTGCTGCTGATGACAGCACAAGCAACAATGCTGGCTTAATTCCAACCCGCCAGTTAACTGAAATTGTCAACCCGCTATCAAACGCTGATAGACCGATAATCTCAGCCATTTCATCAGGCGTCTTGCCTGACGCAGGAATGACTTTTGAAATTCCTAAAATCACCGCAGTTCCAACAGTCGGAGTCGAGGCTGAAGCTGCTGAAATCAACGAAACCGGAATGACAAACAGCTTCATTTCCGTAGATGTCAAGAAGTTCGCTGGCGGACAAACCTTCAGCGTAGAACTTCTTGATCGTTCTTCACCAGCGTTCTTTGATGAACTCGTTCGTCAAATGGAATTCGCTTACGCAAAAGAGACTGATCGTTATGTAATGGAACAAATTGCAAACAATGGAACTCTCAACGCAACCGGACAAACCGAAGATGCAGCTGGTTTAACTGCTTATGCAGCTTCCGCTGCTGCTGCTGTTTACTCAGCATCACTCGGCTTTGCAAGCAACATCGTTGTTTCTGCTCAGCAATGGGGCAAGATTCTTGGCTACGCTGAGTCAAATGGTCGCCCGATTTACAACGCAATTGCTCCAAGCAATGCTGCCGGTTCGGTAACTCCAACATCACTTCGCGGAAATATTCTCGGATTGAATCTTTTCGTTGATCGCAATTTCACCGGAACTGGTGGAACTGGTCTCGGCGATTACTCAATGGTTGTTCTCAATCCTGAGTCTTATACTTGGTATGAGTCCAGCCGCTTCCGCTTGGAGACAAATGTCGTTTCTAATGGCTTGCTCAATGGTCAAATCAAAGTGGCTTACTATGGCTATGGAGCTCTCGCTACGAAAGTGGCGGCCGGGGCTAACTGGTTTAACAAGAGCTGATAAATCAAAATAGTAAGGGCCAGTCGCTCCCGAGCTGGCCTTTACCCCTTAGTAGGAAGGATTAGGAAATGCCCTCGATAGTTTTAGCTTCTGAGCTTAGGACAATCTTGGGCGTTTCCTCATCCCTTTATAACGATGCGTATTTAAACGACATTATTGACACAAGCGAAAATTTAATCCTGCCAATGTTGGTTACTTTTGCTTCCGACATTAAGGCGGTCGAATTAACCGACAATATTGCTTACTTTACTACTTCAACCATTCACGAATTTACCGAGGGTCAATCCGTTGTTATAACCGGATGTGGATCACCTTTTAATGGCACTCGGACTGTTACAGATGACGAGATTTCCGATTATGTATTTACCGCAGCAATCACTAATGCAGATGTTTTGGAAAAAAATATTATCCCAGCCGGAAAAGCTACGCTCTCTGGCGCATCCACCTATGTCGGAAATGCCAATGTCGAGTCTGCTGTATTGGCAGTCGCAGTCGAAGTTTTTCAGTCAAGAACCGCCGCTGGCGGACAAATAGAGGGAGTGGATTTTGCGGTGACCCCTTTCCGCCTCGGCCGCTCCCTCTTTAATCGAGTTGTCGGATTACTTGGCCCATATATCGACACAGAATCGATGATTGGCTAATGCCAGCCAACACAATTTCCGGAGATGTCCGAGGCGCAATTGCAACCGCTTTAGCCGGTGTGACCGCAAATGTTTATGACTTTGTGCCTGAAGCTCCAATAGTCCCGGCAGTTGTTTTAGTGCCGGATTCGCCATATATGGAATTAGAGACAATCGGCAAAGGCAATGTCCGAGTCAGACTTAATTACACAGTCTCCGCAATAGTTGCTTACTTTTCAAATGAGGCCAGCCTTGACAATCTTGAGAAACTGGTTATTAGTATTCTTGGAGCCTTAAACGGATCCAAGTACGAGTTATCGACAGTCGAAAGACCAACAGTAACTCAAGTCGGAACGACAAATTTGTTAGTTTCCGATATTCGCTTGAGCGTCCGCTACGAGCAAACCGCATAAGGAGATCAAATGCCAACAACAGTAATAACTGGGCGCGATGTCACCTTTACACTTGACACATTTACTTATGATGCTCAAGCGACATCAGCAGTCCTATCTTGCGACACAATTATCGAGACTTATCAAACCCTTGATGGTCGCGCTTACAAGTCCGTTGATAAGCAATGGACATTTACAATTGAATTGCTTCAGGATTGGGGAGCTACTGGCTCGCTATTCGAGGCAATGTGGGCTGATGCAGAATCAGCACCTAATACTGCTCTTAATGTTTCATTTACCGCAGTATCGGGCGCGGTCTTTGCTTTTACAGTCCTTCCAATCTTCCCAAGTGCCGGTGGCGCAGCTCCAGGAGCTTTGACAGACACTTGGACAATGACTGTAATTGGAACACCAACAGAAACCTTCAGCTAAGAGAAATCGGAGAATCGGGAGATGAAGTTAGACATAACAATTAAATATAGCAACGGGGATGTTGAGACTTATCACGCTGGCTTGCCGGAGTGGTCTAAGTGGGAACGAAAGACCGGGAAATCGCTTTACAATATGACTGGAGTGCAGTCTTATCAGTTAAACGATTTCCTATTCTTAGCGCATTGCGCTTATGTTCGCGCTGCCGCTGGCAAGCCGGTTAAGTCTTACGATATATGGGAGATGACTGTTGATGAAGTCGTCATTGGTGACTCACAAGACCCAAAAGCTACCCAGCCGGAAGCCTCAATAGACTCTTAATTGATCTAGCAATCGTTTCCGGTATCCCGATGCAATATTGGGAAACAGCTGAAGATATTTTGACCGCGATTGAGATATTGGAGAAAAGGAATGGCAAATGAACCAATCTCCTATGATCGCGCAGAACTCCGCTCCATTGTCAAAGCTTTTAAGGCTATGGACGATGAAGCTGTTAATCGGGCTAAACGAACGAGCAATGCGTTGGCTACATTCGCAGCCAACAAAATCAAAGCCACAGCCTACGGGCGCACAGTCGCAAGCCAAGCGGTCAGGCGCGTTGCCGAAGGTGTCCGCGTATCGAAATCAAGCAAAATCGGTGAATTCTCTTATGGATTTGCGGGTCAGCGTTTTAGCGGCGGTGGCACTACACAAATACTCTGGCCGGGTCTTGAATTTGGATCTAATCGTTTTAAGCAATTCCCAAGACGCACTCCAAACCGAGGACGGGGTAATTCGGGATATTTCATCTATCCAACCCTTCGCCAAATTCAGCCTCAATTAGTGAGACAATGGGAAGATGCGTTTAGCAAAATCCTTAAGGAGTGGGATTAATGGCCGGTAGTAGAACCCTTAAACTTTCAATTCTTGCGGATGTTGATGACCTCAAAAAGAAGTTAGACACCGGGTCAAAAGAAGTTGAAGGCTTTGGCGGTAAGTTAGAAAAGTTTGGAAAGGTTGCCGCAGCCGCTTTTGCAGCCGCCGCAGCCGCAGCTGCCGCGTACGCAGTCAAATTGGCGGTCGATGGTGTTAAAGCCGCAATTGAAGATGAAGCCGCTCAATTGCGATTGGCTAATGCACTTCGGAATGTTACAAATGCAACGGATGAGCAAATTGCATCAGTTGAGAAACAAATATCTCAAATGTCTTTGGCTTTTGGAATTGCCGATGACGCACTTCGGCCAGCATTTCAAAGATTGGCCACAGCGACCGGAGATCTCACAAGAGCGCAGGATGGATTGGAACTTGCTTTAGATATTAGCGCTGCAACCGGCAAATCAGTTGAAGCGGTATCTAACGCACTTGCAAAAGCATATGAAGGCAACACTAGCGCACTTGGGCGCTTAGGTGTTGGTTTATCAAGCGCTGAAATTAAATCACTTGGCCTTGATGGCACTATGAAGCAATTGGCCGAAACTTTTGGCGGTGCTGCTTCAGTTCAAGCAAATACCTTGGAAGGTCAAATCAATCGATTAAAAATTTTATTTCAAGAAACAACGGAATCAGTAGGTCAAGGATTATTGCCGGCAGTTCGGGCATTTTTAGATTATGTTACAAATCGTTTAATTCCAATGTTAATTGAGGCCAAAAATAAAGCTTTAGACCCTATCAAAAAAGCTTTTAATGATAATAGAGCCGAAATCGAAGCTTTATGGAAATTCACAAAGACATATTTAGTTCCATTATTTGAAACTGCTTTAGTGGGCGCAATAAAGAATGTTGGATCAGCAGTTGGAATTGTAACCAATATTATTGGTGCAGTCGTTCGCGGAATAGAAGGTTTAATTAATCGCGCAATCGATATGATAAATGCTTTAATTAATCGTTGGAACGCAATTCCTGATTGGATGAAACCCGGCGGCGATGTTAAAACTTTAAGTCGAGTTAATTTTACTCCTAGCGCAGATACTAGAGTCGGTGGAGTTGAATTGCCTTTTGGCGGTGGTTCGGTAATCCCCGGTACAAAAGGCGCTATTTCAAATGAAGGTCGAGGCCTAGTCGTAGCAAGTCAAACAATGGATAATATTATTTCCACACCCGTAGCAGCCAGTAGCGAAGCAAATGGCAACGCAACAACAAAAAGAGTGGTTGCTGAAATACCAACACTTGGCATTGCAAGCGTTGGCGGTATCGGTGGAATTAGAGGGCCGGGCTTGTCGATGGATCCAGATATGGTTGCGCCTCGAGTAACAATCAATGTCAATTCAGCCAGCGTCATCGATCAAAACGGATTCACCGCAGCTGTTGTCGATGCTTTCAATCAAGTTCAAGCAAGAACCGGCGGTGGAGCTAGTCGCCTAGTTGCACTATGACACTTTGGAATCCGGTTTATCGCGTCAAAGTCAATGGCACTACCGCCACTTCAGCAACGCTTGCTGGTTTAACAATTAGTTCGGGTCGCACCGATATTTATTCACAGCCTATTGCCGGTTATTGCAATTTAAGTCTTTTGGAAACTAATGAATCTCAAATAACTTATGATGTGAATGATTCCGTCACAGTCGAAGTTAAAGATTCAAGTGGCTCTTATGTGACTTTATTTGGAGGCTTTATAACCGATATTACTATTGAAGTTGCTAATTCAGGATCAACCGCTTTAAGCCAGCGTATTAACATAATTGCGGTTGGAGCTCTCGCTCGTCTGGCTAGAGCCATTTATACGGGCAATCTTTCGTCAGATCAAGATGGCGACCAAATATACGCAATTCTTACGACTTTGCTTTACAATCAATGGAACGAAGTATCATCATCTTTAACTTGGAATGGCTATGATCCAACAATAACTTGGACTAATGCGGAAAATAGTGGATTGGGTGATATTGATCGCCCCGGTGATTATGACTTGGATTCGCAAAATAACCTAAATGACACTATCTACAACATTGTTTCAAAATTAGCTATTTCCGGGCTGGGTTATTTATATGAGGACAATCAAGGCCAAATTGGTTATGCCGATGCAACCCACAGATCCGATTATTGGGCGGCTAATGGATTTGTCGAATTGGATGGCAATCACGCTTTTGGCCCCGGTTTACAAATTAGCAAGAGGGCTGGTGATGTCCGCAACGATGTAACTATTTCCTATACGACTTCGGGCAATTCAACACACAAAGAAGAAGATGCAGATTCCATTGTGGTCTATGGCAGATTGGCGACTACAATTGCGACAACCTTAAAAAATCAAGCGGACGCTGAAGAACAAGCTCTTTTCTATTTAGCCCTTCGCAAAGACCCCACTTATACAATGCGCCAAATTTCATTTCCTCTAGGCTCAAGCGAGATTGATGATAATGACCGGGATGCCTTATTGGAAGTCTTTATGGGCTTGCCACTTCGAATTACAAATTTGCCGACAAATATGGTTGGCGGCCAATTTGAAGGATTCGTTGAGGGCTGGACTTGGAGAGCCGGTTATAACAACTTGCAACTAGATTTAACCATTTCCCCGTTTGCCTACTCTATCCAAACCTATCAATGGCAGGATGTAAACGCGGCGGAAACTTGGAATACACTTAGCGCCACACTTAAGTGGGAAGACGCTACAATTGTCGCCTAAAGGAGCATAATGCCAACAACCAGTAATTTCGGCTGGACGACCCCAGCCGATACCGATTATGTGAAGGATGGCGCGCTTGCCATTCGCACACTAGCTAATGGAATCGACACTTCGTTAGTCGATCTCAAAGGTGGAACAACCGGGCAAGTTTTGTCTAAGGCATCCAATACTGATTTAGATTACAGCTGGGTCACTCCAAATGTCGGAGACATAACCGAAGTTCAGGCTGGAACTGGTATTTCAGTTGCTTCGGGAACTGGCCCAATTCCGGTTATTACAAATACTGTCGCAACTGCTTTTGATGCAGCCGGAGATTTAGTTTATGGAACTGGCGCTGATACTTTTACCAAATTAGCTCTTGGAACAGCCGGACAAGTTCTGACTGTGAACAGCGGAGCAACAGCGCCGGAATGGAAAACCGCCGCTAGCGGTGGTTTTACGCTTATCGGTAGGACGACTTTTAGCAATGTCTCTTCTCATATTGTTGACAATTGTTTTACTTCATCATATAAATCTTATCTATTAATTTTGGAAGATGTTGCCGCTGCAACTGATACCGATGATTTACAGATACAATGGCGAACTGGTGGTTCGAGTGGATCAACTCACTCTAGCGCGTATTATGGCGCAGCTCGGAATATGGATTACAACCCGACTTTTACTAATACTGTTTCTGTAAATGCCAGTCAATTGACTTTGAGTCGTAACGCGATTAATGCAATGGCGCTTTGGGTTAATAGAGTTGGAAACCAAAATGAACGACCAGTTATTTATGGCACAGGTTTTGATTACAATTATGCTGAAGCAATTTGGTGCGGCGGAACTGCGGCTTCAGCAATAACCGCAACCGGATTTCTCTTAAAATCTTCTTCAACGAATATAACCGGCGCAGTAGCCGTTTATGGATTGGCGGACTAATGAATTACAAAGTGAAAATTGTTGACGCATCGATTGGAACAGAAATTGAGCGCGATATGACCTCCGAAGAAATTGCGCTTTTACAAAGCGAAAATGCTGCGTATGCAATTGACAAACAAAATCAAATCATAGAATTTGAAAGATTGCGCGATTTGAAATTAAGCGCTTATTCTAAGTTGGGTTTAACTGATGAAGAAATTGAAGCACTTATTGGAAAACCTGCTGAGCGCATACCACTTTAATGCCTAAATTGTGCAAAGCCGGAATGCAGTTAAGAGAACAACTGGACGATGATTATCCAAATCGCTCAAGAAAATCCGATGGTTGGATAGGCGATGCTAGGCACTCGGCTCGTAAATCGGATCATAACCCTGATGAAAACGGAATCGTTAGGGGTCTCGATATTACGAGCGATTTGGGAGCTCATCCGGAAGAAGCTCATTCGGTAGTTGAAAAGATTCGTAAATTAGCCAAGCGCGGCGATAAACGAATTAAATATTTAATATTTGATGGCCGGATTGCCTCGCCAATATTAAATTGGAAATGGCGCAAGTATCGCGGAACCAATCCGCATCGCTCCCATTTCCATATTAGCTTCACAACTCTCGGGGATAACGATGGGTCTTGGTTTGACCTAGAAGGAGAACGCAATGTCAAACGATCTAAAAAAGGCAGCCGAAAGCTGGCTAAAGACATTTATAGCAACAGCCCTAGCGACTTACCTAGCGGTGGGATTAGACATCGAAGCGATTGCCAATGCAGCTGTGGTGAGCGTAATCCCCTCAATAATTAACTGGCTAAATCCTAACTACGAGCGTTACGGAAAAGTCCGATAATGGAAGCCAACGCTATTGCTGGCTTTGTCGCATCCGTTCTCGGATCAATTGGCTTACTCATTGCCGGACTTCGCTACATAATAAAACTTGAGAACCTTCCACTAATTTCAAGACTTGACAAGTTAGAATCAACCCTTGAATTAGCTTTAAAGGAGAGGGTGGCAAAAGGTGGCAACTCGAAAGCGCGCCGCTAAACGCAAGCCAGTCAAGCGCAAGCGCACAGTAAAAGAGTTACCAACAAAGCTTGATTATTGGGCAATTGCCTGCCAAGAGATTTACAAATCTTGTCGCAATGCGGGGATGGATGAAGGCACAGCTCTCGCGTTTGCAATGGATAGAAGCTCTTGGCCGGATTGGGTCATTGATGCCAACGATCCGATTAGGAAAATTGGGTGGGAAGATGGGGAGTCAGACAACTGACCTACTTCCGGGAAGTCGAACTTTTTGAGGCGCTAAAGGCCGAATATCCGGACTTAACGCCATTATCAGCGACCGACCGAGCAGATGGCATAACCAGCGATGCATATATCGAGCTGAAGTGCCGGAGAACCCATTACGACCGGCTTTTGATTGAACAGCATAAGTGGCAATACTTGGCCGAAATAAGGGCTAGAACGCGCGCTAGAACGCTTTATGTCAATGCGACACCTAAAGGTATCTACGAGTTCGATTTAGGGGCTCTAAACGAGCCTGAATGGGTTTTGAAGGTATTGCCCACGAAGACCGATTTTGCGGGTAGCGAAAAGGTTGAGAAGGCAGTTGGCTTTATTGACATCCGACACTCCCGGTTATTGCTCATCTAAATCGATTTAGGGTTATATGCTTATCGGGTAATTGCATTTAGCAGTTACAGAACGGGAGCAAAATGATAAATAAACCGGCAGTAATTCAATTTGATACGCAAGCCGGAGCTTGGACTGATGGCAAGAACTATGTCAAAGGCTCAATTATCCGGCGATATGCGGTTGAAAAGTTAGGGCGTAAGGGCTCTACTCGAGGCCGATTATCTAGGGCTGAAATCTCAGCTTATTTCCTAGATACCTATGGGGTGAGCGCAGATGTCAGATAGCCAATTATTTATGCTGATTTTCTTTGGATCAACCGCAATTGCTTGGACGATTATGTATCGCTGTGAAGTGCGCGAATATAAAGCTTTCCAGCGCGGATATGAAAGGGGTCGAACAGTTGGACGAGCTGAGCGAGCGAAGTCTCAATGAGTGGATTGACGAAGCCCTACGGACTCTTAATGACCGGGGATTCGAATATGGTGATCCGAGGGACAACCTATTACGCATTTATAACATATGCCGCGCCTTCGGTATTCAGCTCAGAGACCCAGCTGACTTGGCATTGGTGTTTATCGCGACCAAACTCTCAAGAATGGTGGAATCCCCAATGCGGGAGGATTCGTATCTCGATCTCATTGGATATGCCGCTATCTTGGCTAGAACCCGGTTTACCGATTGGGGCGACTTTGGGTCTTTTTAGAAATAGCAACCCGCATCAATATTGCGATTATTGCAAAGCAAGATATGCGCATTTGTCTAATGGCAAGGAATTAAATGCAGCTGCAAAGAAAGTCGCTTATTGGAAAGTAGTTAGTGAACACCCAAAGCGTAAGAATCAAATTAGATTCTATTGTTTGGAGTGCGCTGACGACATTCAGCAATGGCCGGATGGAACCTATTATTCATTAAAAGAACAGTTGATTGATGGGCTCAAAGATATAGCCCGGAAAGAGGCAATAAATGTCGAATTACCTAGATGATTATGTTGGAGTCCAGGACAGACTTAAAGCATTTATAAAAGATTTTCCAGATTACAGAATCAAAACACATTGTTTGGCAGAATCACTAGTAAAGGAGTGCGATGTCTATATCGTCAAAGTGGAGTTATATCGAACTGAAGCTGATCCGGTTCCTTTTGCTACGGGCTTATCAACGGAGTCAAAGAGCAAGCAATATGCGCTCGAACTTGCAGAGACGGGCGCTTTGGGCAGAGCTCTCAACCTTGCTGGATATTATGCAAAGCCGTCAGGCTCAAAGCCTTACCAATCACACAGCAAGCCGATTGAAACGACAAGCAAAAAGTTAGCCGAATTTGTTAAAGAACAAAGACCCGATGATCCTTCACCGATTCATCACAATATCGATTACCTAGTCGAACAATTAGGTGCCGAGATTGCTGATGAAGTGCCAATCTGCAATCACGGAGCAATGCTTCTCAAGAGTGGCGTTAAAGAGGGCAACGAGTATCGAGGCTGGGTTTGTTCAAGTCGCGAACGCGAGGCTCAATGTCCGGCTAAGTGGATGAAGATTGACTCAGATGGTAAATGGGTGTTTCGTAAATGAGCGAACGAATGATTTGTGATATTTGCGGCGAAAAGACTTTTGGTTGGGTCAGTTTTGACCATTGGCCTGAAGGCCTAAAAGTCTGCCAAGATTGTTACGAAGTTTATGAACGACTAAGTGCAAAGATTAAATAATGAACTTAGACATTCACCCGTTTAAGTGCACCGGCTGTAAATCCGTCACAGCCCAAAGGCTAATCCGGACATACGATTGCGCGGATGTTCCGGATAGCCCGGCTGAGGTTTGGTTAGTCGAGTGCCAACGATGCTTCGAGCAACGAATCATTTATCCAGCCGAACGGATAGCAAGCAAGGAAGATGACATCACTCGCTGTGAGTGTGGCAATTGGAAGATGAAGGCCAGTAAGTGTCGGGTTTGTGCCATAGCAGCCGGAACTGACACAATTAGACGGAAAGTCTTTACCGGACATCAAGATATCGAGGTCGAAATTGCCAACCTATGACTTCAAATGCCCTAATTGCCAAATAACTGTTGAGCAAAGCTTTCACCTGTATACCAATGCGACTATTTGGTGTCAGCCTTGCCAAGTGCCTATGGATCGTCAATTTACTTCCCCCGGAGTTATCTTTAAGGGAGACGGATGGGCGAGCAAAGACAAGTAGGGCATTGTCCATACTGCATTGATGATTCAGATGGCCATATGGCTTGCTGGTGCAATAACGACTGCTGTGACGATCGCTGGGAGCGCAAAGTTAATACCCGGCAAGTCAATCTTCATACGGATGAGTATGTCGAACAATTGATTAACTGGGGTTTCACACTTGATTTCATTGCTTTAGACGCTGGAATCGACTTAGATAGCCTCAAAATGAGATTTAGACGAAAAGCCAAAAGGGAGAACTGGGATGGACATAAAAAAACTAAGTTTGGAATTGGCTGCAATCTCGATGATTGCGGATGCTGCCAAGAAGCGTAAGGATGAGCTACGAGCCCAGCTACAAGCCGAAATGGATGGCATTGGAGCCGATAGGGTAAAAGCTGAGCTCGATGGCGAGGTAATTGCTTATGTGACTACTAGTAAGCCTAAATTCAAGTGGGAAGTCATATCAGAGCGCAAATTCGTTGAATGGGTAAAAGATAATCATCCAAGTGAGATAGTTGAATCGGTAAGGGAATCCTTTAGAGAAGTAATTCTAGACAAATTCAATTATGTAGATGATGCAGCTATTGATCCAAATGGGGAGATAGTTGATTGGTTAATAGGTCATATATCAGAGCCCTATTTAGTCACCAAGTTCCATAGTGACGGAAGGGAAAAGTTGAGAGATGCGTTCGTAAGCAATTCCATTGACCCGAAAAAAGTATTGGAGATTGAATAGATGAAAAAGGCTGTGACCTGCGGTTTCGTTAGCCTACTTGACAAGGGGAGTACACTCCGTCGAAGGCGGGGCCCGAAGGCAGCCCGTCGCCAGAGTTTAAGGGGCGGGCTTTGCCTATCGCTTGTGTTAGGCCTCTTTTCAAATTCAATATTAGTAACTGATGTAAATGCTTATGGTCTTACTAGACAACAACAAGACTGGGCTCTAATTGCAATGAACCATTTGGGCGAATTAGAAGAAGCCCAATGTTGGGTGCGCCTGATATGGCAAGAGTCTAGGTTCAATCCCAATGCTCGTAATGGCAGTCACTATGGCTTAGCGCAAATGCGTAATGACATTGTGCGCACACTTACACCAAGGCAACAAGTGCGATGGCATATGCGCTATCTAGATCACAGATACAATGGCAGCGCTTGTAAAGCTGAGCAACACTTAATTAAGAAGGGCTGGCATTGAGTAGAGAGTACGACAAGACTCATTACAGGAAACTTCGAGAGAAGATACTGTCAATGGACAATGCTTGCTATTACTGTGGACAAGAAGCCAACACAATAGATCACTTAATACCCATAAGTAAGGGTGGAATCAGTAGCGAAGATAACTGCGTTCCTTGTTGCCACAAATGTAATAGCGGTAAACGCGATCGCATAGCC